GGCGCTCTACCAATATAACCTATCGTGACTGTAACCTTAACAGGGTGGACATGCACGACCCTTACATGGGGTACCTGAAGGTGCTGGACACCCGCTTGGGTACTTGGGGTATCAACGCTTCGGGAATGGGTGATATGTACTTAGAGCGCGTCACGGTCGATTTGGACGATTCGGCACATGGTGGCTACCGCGAGCACGAGGGCATCATCAACGCCCGTGGTGACTTTGGCGGGTTCCACGATGGTGGTCTGTACATTAAGGACCTGACAATCGTCGGTGAGGCTTCCGCCTTCGAGGCAGCATCTGGACACCCAGTGGCGTTGGTCTCTGCATACTCCTTCAACGCATCCCTTGCGTATATCCCCGAGTCCTCTCCGGTTACGCCGTGGGGCTTCAAGGAGGTAATCGTTGAGGGCCTGCACTGCCCGTTCAAGCGGACTGGTCGTCGGTTCAACTCTATCATCTCCGCCCCAAGTATTCAGTTCACTGTGTATCACCCAATGCGGGTTAAACTGGAGGACTGTAACTTCAACTCTACGGAGTTCGAGAAGTTCGACCTGAGGGGCTGGAGGGTTACACCGTACAACCCTTCGAAGGTTGGTATCGCGAACACTCTGGCATTCCGTCCTACGAACTTTGTTGATGTGAAGGACTGCTCGATGGTTGGCCTTGAGTTCACCCGACCGACTAGTGCATACGACTACTCTAACTTTGACGTAAACCTCGTTAACGTTAAGAATGTAGAGGAACACTCTCTGTCTCCGTTCACTCTGTACACTAACCAATGTGGTCGTTATAACTTGGTTGGGTGCGGTCTGCAACAGATTGTGGACAAGTCGATGACCACAGGTGATCGTGCAAACCGTCGTAGTACGTTCTCGGTGACTGGCGGTACTTGGAACTCACTTTCCGGGAACCCTACGGATATAACCTACGGTAACGGCTACGACATCCCTGTGGTAGCGACTGGTGTTATGTTCGTTGGCCCGTACTCCCAGACTGAAGTGACAGACGCAAACTTGAACGTTGCAGAGTTTGTTCAGGCGTCCGGCTGCAAGTTCCTCAGTTCCGGCCCGACCTACATCCAGCCGTTACTCTGGAGTGGGGCAGGTGGTCCAACTGGAGCGAGTGCTAACTTCAACGTGGCACGCGGGAACACTCTGGGGCTGAACATCTCCGCAGTAAATGGTGAGACGTCTCAGACACTGGCAGCGACTCTGATGGTTCCACAAGGGTTCTCAACTGGTCATGCTTCAGGCACAACCTACGGGTTCTCAGTGGCGAAGAATGTAAACTACCAATTGAGTCTCAACGCCCGCAGCTTGAAGGCGAACGTGGGTCTGGTTCGGTGCAGTGACACCATTACCGGTGTTTACCTAAACGCCTAAGGAGGCAAAATGTTATCCCTAGACTTCAACAACGAAGTTATCAAGGCGGCTCCCATTGCGGGTGTCGCTGGGGCTGATGGCGTAGCGAGGCTCTTCTGGGGCCTCTCACTCAACGAGTGGTTCTACGTCGCGGCAATCGCCTACACAGTGGTTCAAATTGGTGCCAAGGTAGTCGACAAAATCATTGACTGGAAGAAAGCAAACAGAGGTGACTCGTGAAAGATGAGCGCCCAGATTTATAAGGAGTGACATATGGACCTGATTAAGTTCCTCGAAATGTTAGACACTGAAATGGCTCAGCAGATGCTCATGGACCTGAAGAATCCCGAGAAGCGAACCCCTCAGCTGTACAACGCCATTGGTAAACTACTGGAGCGACACAAGTTCCAAATCTCTAAGCTGACCCCAGACGTTAACATCTTGGGCGGTCTGGCTGAGGGTCTGGAGGCTTATAACTCCAAGGTGGGTGCGGATGGTCTGACAGACGATGATGCGTTCACCCTACAGTGATATACTCAAGGTACTACTACATGTAGTGCCTTTATGGATGTCATTGCACTACGCTAGGCGTTCCTACGTGAAATCTGAGAAACAACGGGAGGCATTATGCTGGAGTTCACAAAGAGAATCGTCCCGTATCTTGTGGCTATCATGGTGTTTGCCTTCGGGTGGCACTTGGGTTCGCAATCTACGGACGCTAAATGGAAGGAGGTAGTACAGAATGAGTACGTTAAGAAGCAAACGGCTAGAGCTGAAACTCAGAAAGCGATTGACGCAGTATCGGCTAAGTACCAAGCAGACCTTGAAGGGCTGGAAGGCAGCACTGATAGGATTATTGCTGATTTGCGTAGCGACAATAAGCGGCTGCGCGTCAGAGTCAAACCTACCAGTGTCGCCGCAGGACCAGACGGTCGATGCCTCGTTGATGGTTCCGTCGAACTACACGAAGCAACTGCTCGAAGTCTTATCGCAATAACCCAGAAGGCCGACCTTAAAGAGAAGGCCCTACAGGACACCATTCGCAAGCTGCAAGGTAAGGAGGTGAACATTGAGTAACTCTCAACAAGCCAAGAACGCCTTAATCATTGCGCAACTGAAGGGTGACTTCGTCGCCTTTCTCTTCGTGCTCTGGAAGGCGCTGAACCTGCCGGAACCGACCAAGTGTCAAATCGACATGGCCAAGTGTCTGGCGGACCCAAAGAACAAGAAGTTTATCCTTCAGGCTTTCCGTGGTATCGGGAAGTCGTTCATCACGTGTGCGTTCGTAGTGTGGACCTTGTGGCGTGACCCTCAGTTAAAGATACTGATTGTCTCGGCCTCAAAGGAACGTGCGGACGCCAACTCCATCTTCATCAAGAACATCATCGACTTGTTGCCTTTCCTTAGTGAGCTTAAGCCTCGCCCCGGTCAGCGTGACTCCGTGATTAGCTTTGATGTAGGCCCTGCCAAGCCGGACCACAGCCCGTCAGTTAAGTCTGTGGGTATTACGGGTCAGCTAACTGGTAGCCGTGCTGATATCATCATTGCGGATGACGTGGAGATTCCCGGTAACTCTGCGACCCAAGGTGCCCGAGAGAAACTCTGGACGTTGGTTCAGGAGTTCGCCGCACTGTTGAAACCTCTGCCGACTAGCCGTGTTATCTATCTGGGGACCCCTCAGACCGAGATGACGCTCTACAAGGAACTTGAGGACAACCGTGGGTACTCCACCATTATCTGGCCTGCACAGTATCCCCGCTCCAAAGAGGAAGACCTGTACTATGGCGACCGTCTGGCTCCGATGCTCCGTAGTGAGTACGATGAGGACAAAGAGGGCCTCAGTAGTCAACCTACTGACCCGGTGCGATTCGACTCCATGGACCTTCAGGAGCGTGAGGTGGAATACGGCAAGGCTGGCTATACGCTTCAGTTCATGCTCAACCCGAACCTCAGTGACGCCGAGAAGTACCCTCTACGCCTCCGTGACGCTATCGTGTGCGGTCTACAGGCGGACAAGGCCCCAATGCATTACCAGTGGTTACCGAACCGTCAGAACCTCAATGAGGAGCTTCCTAACGTGGGCATGAAGGGTGACGAGATTTACTCCTTCCATGCAGCCTCAAGTAACACTGGTGCGTATCAAGGTAAGATTCTGGTCATTGACCCCAGTGGTCGCGGTAAGGATGAAACTGGCTGGTGCGTACTGTACACCCTCAACGGTTACATCTACCTGATGGACGCTGGTGGTACTCGCGGTTACGAAGAGAAGTCCCTTGAGTTCCTCGCTAAGAAGGCCAAACAGTGGCAGGTGCAGACTGTGGTCTTCGAGAGTAACTTCGGTGACGGTATGTTCGGTAACGTGTTCCAGCCTGTGCTACTGAAGCATCACCCAGCGCAACTCGAAGAGATTCGTGCTCGTGGTATGAAAGAGGTCCGTATCTGCGATACCCTTGAGCCTGTACTGGCAAGTCACCGCTTGGTCATCCGTGATGAGGTAATTCGACAGGACTACCAGACGGCACGTGATGCAGACGGCAAGCACGCTCTGAAGTACAGCCTGTTCTACCAGATGACCCGTATGAGCCGTGAGAAGGGCGCTGTGGCGCACGATGACCGACTTGATGCGTTAGCATTGGGTGTCGAGTTCCTACGCTCTACGATGCAGCAGGACGCTGTGAAGATAGAGGCTGAGGTACTTCAGGAGTTCTTGGAGCACCACATGGAGAAGCCCTTGAGTAACATCTCCCAGTTCCGGGCCACCAGTAGCAACGGTGTGGACATCCGATGGGAAGACGATGGGGATGACACTATGTTCATCGCATGGTGATTATGCAGGGATTGTGCATAAGGATTCATTGGGCCACGGAAGGCCACTTTGAGGAAACCCCATGTATAACAGACACTTGGAATTAGGGCACACTATAGGGAGAGACCCTTGAAGACTTACTATAAGACAACCTAAAGATTCATTCATATAGTTATTCACTTTAAGTCTCCTTAAAGGAAGAGGGTAGTGATGATAATATCGCCCTCTCACTATAAGACACTAAGAGCCAACATAAGGAGGACCTATGCGCTTATTGTTAACCTTACTGCGCCATAGGACTACTTGGCGATTTCTGCTGGTACTTGCTGGTGCCCTTGGGGCTTCACTGGTTACTCAGCAGCAACTCAGTGGACTGGAGACTCTCGTGTGCTCTCTACTCACTTGTAGCGATTAGGGTCTTCCTGACGCGCTAGGGATTCCGTAGTGATGCTTACCAGCATACACCACTACATCCCTCTACAGTCAATACTTAAAGTTAACCTTAGGTGATTCACTGGGTCTACCTACGGGTCTATGCACTGACCTGAGGAATACCTGAGGTTACCTTTAAGAATATTGCATAAAGTTCTGAGTGTACATCTCACAGTTTACACTTTTGGTTATCCCCCGGTACCCTCCAGTTCACCCAAAGTAACCATAGGCCACCCCTTAACCTTTGGTTAAACCTTAGGTGGTACCCTTGGGAATCCCTTAGGTGATACTATATGTTGGGGCTGTGGCGTACCTTGGGATACTATATGTTGATGTCTCTGTGTCCCTATCTGTTGGCCCTTTAAGTAACCACCTGAGGTTAGACCTGAGGCCACCACCTTAGGACATCCTGAGGTTAGACCTGAGACCATATACCTTAGGTTCACCGTTTGCCTAACGTTTAGCAGTGACTGTTAGTAGGTCACATTAAGGGAGAGTCGGTGCTATTAGTAATAGCGGTAAGTATCTCGTTTAGCAGTCCCTGAGACACTGAGAGCGGGACAATAGGGTATCGGTGAGTCATCACTATAAGGGCTATTGGTGGTCAGTGTCAATACATCATTAATCAGTTCTATTAGGACACACTATAGGGAGACACTTAGAGTATTACTTAGAGACCGTTACCATTAAGAACACTATCACTATAGGTCTAACTAAAAGTTTAACTTTAAGTGTTGACATTCAGAATCCGTTATGAGACATTAGCAACCGTTGAGAGACACAACGTCACCAACAACCAGACAATACCACGAGTTATCTGGTTAGACTGAGGGTCTCAAGTAGTCATCAACCGGACATACGAAAATGGTTGACTCAACGGATAACATGAAGTAACATGCAGTCTCAGTAACACGCAGTACCTAGTAGCACCGCTCTTTAACAATATGGATAGTCAAGCTGATATGTACACCATGACAATAGTGTTTAACTAGTGGTCACATTCAGGTCTCTGGCAAGGTACGTCCTGTCACCCTGAGAGTAGCCACGCTGATAACCACTAACGTAACATTGAGGATACACAGCATGGAAATCGTAATGCAGGCACTGAACCACGGGGTCATTATGACGACAGCACGGGACTACACCGGAGCCACCAAATACATGGTGCAATACGGCTTACAGTTCACGGTGTTTGACTCATTCCGTGAAGCACTGCAAGATTACACAGATTGCGTCACCCATTCGCAAGAGTGTGGGGACTAGCGGTTAACGACAGGTCATCCAAGTGGTGGCCTGAAAGATAACCACTAACCAAACATTGAGGATATACACCATGGAACGCAACGCTAACGCATACTACGACCTTCTGGCTGCAACCATTGAGCTGTTCAATGATCGCATCCAACAGGATGAACTCACCGAGGACGACGATTGGTCTGATGCACTGCACGAGGTGGTAGACGGTCAGGTTCCACACTATTACAGTGAGATTTTCACGGTGATGGCTGCCGACGGTATTGACCATGAGTTTGACGATTCGGGTCTCATCCCGGACACCAAGGACGTGAGCAGAATCTGTCAGGCTCGCATCTATGAGGCGCTGTACAACGACGTATCGAACGACTCCGGGATTATCTGGTATGAAGAACCAGAAGACGAAGAGGAAGACTGCGATGATTAAGTATGGTCTCACACAGCAGGACTTGCAGGAATACCGCAGCGCCTTTAAGACCGCTTGCGAGTGCACTGCTGACATACCCGAAGCAAAAGCCGACTGGTTCGGCTACTACATGGCCCAAATGGCCCAAACTTATCGCACACGCAAGGTAATGCATAATGCCACTCCCTCTCGTAATCATAGCGCTCCTGGGATATTCGCTCATCCTTACGGTGTTCCTAAGAGACTTTCGTAAGGGTCTCAAGGTGCACAAAGCATCATTCAGTTACCTGAAGTGGGGCTTCTTGCCTCGCTTTACTGTACGGCTGCCCAATGGCCGCTTTAAGGCAAACAAAGTGGGGATATTTTATGTTGCAACGCATTGACAACCGCGTCTACCGGGACAAGCATGGGTTCGTCATAGTGCACATCATAAAGGATGATTGCTACGTCTATGCAGACACCTGCGAATCGCTGGCGTACTACCCAAGCGTCAATACTCGCAAGACGTGGGAGCGCATTGGCACTAACCTGAAGTTTACCGACTGACACACTCATACCAACAGCCATAAGGAAACAACCAAATGAACTACACCGATATGCAAGAACGCTTAGACGTCATCCGTAACCTGCCAATCTGTGAACTCGACAAGCGCCAGCCGCTGCTGGTAGCACTCATCGCAGATATTGTGAACGCTGAGACGTCCGACGGCGACGATACGGATAGCGATTGGGGTCTGGAACGTCAGGACTACTGGCAAACCCTGAAGATTAAGGCCAAGGATGCTGGGTTTAACCTGCTGGGTAATGGTCACTTCAGCGCAGCGTTTAAGCACGACCTGTTACCGGGTAGGGGCATTAAGGTTGGCTTTAAGAAAGAGGACTCAGGGGCCGCCTATGTGGCTTTCTGCCGGATGCACCAAGGCCGGGTAGGGATACCGAACGTCTATCACGTAGCGCGTCACGCTGGGTGCTATACGGTGGTACTTGATGAGCTGGAGCCGTGCCTCAGGTCGAACAATGAGCACGATCGCTACGCAGACCTCGCGTATTACTTCGTCGAGGGTGAATCGGACCCAGAGGACTACTCGGAGGCTGACCAGCCGTTTATCGAGACGTGTCAAATGATTCGCAAGTTCTTCTACGGGATTGCGTCCTTCGATATGCACAGCGGAAACATCATGTTCACAAAGGATGGCAAGCCAGTGATTACGGACCCGGTGTCATTCTCAGCGGACAAGGACCGCGAGGCGTTCTCACTGGAACCTGAGGTGCTTCTTGCGGAGATAGAGAAGATAGCGCACGACAAGATGATTGAACGTTGTAAGCGCAACAAGGCTAAGCGTGACCCGAACGGGGAGCTGCGCATCGCACGTCGTAAGGCAAACAAGGCACGGCGAGCACGTCGTAAGGCACACGCTCGGTGGCGTAAGGAGCGCGAACGTGAGCGGGAGCAGTATCACGTAGACGCCCTAAAGGCAGACCTAGCGAGTATTGAGGCGCGCGTTCTGGCGTGGCAAATGGGACCAGGCCTAGCGATACAGCAGGGCAAGCCGTTGCCAATAGACAACTACCTTCAGGGTAGACTTATGGGCTAACAAGGTGTATCTTAGGTGTCTCCGCAGTGAGGCACCCATAGATAAACTTTATTCACAAAGAGGCACACAATGAACGCATTAAACATTGCACGTAATGACTTCTCCGAGATTGAACTAGCCGCTATTCCGTACAACATCCTCAGCGAGCACTACGGGGACAAGCTGGCACGTGAGCAGTTAGCACTGGAGCATGAAGCGTACGAGCTGGGCGAGCAACGTTTCCTGAAGATGCTAGAACGCCAAGTTAAAGCTGGTGAGTTCGCCGACAACGTGGCCGCTAAACCGCTGGTCTTAACGTTGCACCCACAGCTGACCAAGCGCATTGACGACTGGAAGGAGGAGCAAGCAAACGCTCGCGGTAAGAAGCCTCGCGCATACTACCCGATTAAGCACGGTGTGGCCTCAGAGTTAGCCGTTAGCATGGGCGCTGAGGTGCTCAAAGAGAAGCGCGGAGTTTCCAGTGAGGCTATCGCACTGCTGACCATCAAGGTCGTCTTAGGGACGCTCACAGACGCCTCTAAGGCCACCATCCAGCAGGTGTCCTCACAGTTAGGCAAGGCGCTGGAGGATGAGGCCCGCTTCGGTCGTATCCGTGAGCAAGAAGCCGCCTACTTCAAGAAGAACGTAGCGGACCAGCTGGACAAGCGTGTAGGCCATGTGTACAAGAAGGCTTTCATGCAGGTCGTCGAGGCCGATATGATTTCCAAAGGGATGCTTGGCGGAGACAACTGGGCGAGCTGGAAGACCGACGAGCAGATGCACGTAGGGACAAAACTGCTGGAGCTACTCATCGAGGGCACTGGTCTGGTGGAGATGACCAAGAACAAGATGGTCGATGGCTCCGACGATGTGACCAGTATGCAGATGGTCCAGCTGGCTCCGGCCTTCGTGGAACTACTGAGCAAACGAGCGGGAGCACTCGCGGGTATCAGCCCGATGCACCAACCGTGTGTAGTCCCTCCGAAACCTTGGGTTGAAACCGTAGGCGGTGGCTACTGGTCAGTCGGTCGTCGCCCGCTGGCACTGGTTCGTACCCACTCCAAGAAGGCACTGCGCCGCTACGCAGACGTGCACATGCCAGAGGTATACAAAGCGGTCAACCTCGCGCAAAACACACCGTGGAAGGTGAACAAGAAGGTGCTGGCGGTAGTCAACGAGATTGTCAACTGGAAGCACTGCCCGGTTGCTGACGTCCCAGCGATTGAACGTGAAGAGTTACCACCACGCCCGGACGATATCGACACCAACGAGGTGGCACGTAAGGCATGGCGCAAGGAGGCCGCAGCGGTCTACCGTAAGGACAAGGCCCGCCAGTCTCGCCGTTTGTCAATGGAGTTCATGGTAGCACAGGCCAACAAGTTCGCTAACCACAAGGCCATCTGGTTCCCGTACAACATGGACTGGCGCGGACGTGTGTACGCTGTGAGCATGTTCAACCCACAGGGTAACGACATGACCAAAGGTATGCTGACGCTGGCCAAGGGAAAGCCAATCGGTCTCGATGGGTTCTACTGGCTGAAGATTCACGGTGCAAACTGTGCAGGCGTCGACAAAGTTCCCTTCCCTGAGCGCATCAAGTTCATCGAAGAGAACGAGGGCAACATTCTGGCAAGCGCAGCGGACCCGCTGAATAACACTTGGTGGACCCAGCAAGATTCGCCATTCTGTTTCCTAGCGTTCTGCTTCGAGTATGCAGGCGTTAAGCACCACGGACTGAATTACAACTGCTCGCTGCCGCTGGCGTTCGATGGGTCATGCTCTGGTATTCAGCACTTCAGCGCAATGCTCCGCGATTCCATCGGTGGCCGTGCCGTGAACCTGCTGCCTTCTGACACCGTGCAGGATATCTACAAGATTGTGGCAGACAAGGTTAACGAGGTGCTCCACCAGCACGCGGTCAACGGGTCTCAGACGGTGGTCGAGCAGATCGCCGATAAAGAGACTGGCGAGTTCCGCGAGAAGGTAACGCTGGGTGAGTCCGTACTGGCTACTCAGTGGTTGCAGTATGGAGTGACCCGCAAGGTGACTAAGCGTTCCGTCATGACGCTGGCATATGGTTCCAAAGAGTTTGGCTTCCGACAGCAAGTTCTTGAGGACACCATTCAGCCAGCTATTGACAACGGCGAGGGCTTGATGTTTACGCACCCTAACCAAGCGGCTGGCTACATGGCTAAGCTGATTTGGGACGCTGTGACCGTGACCGTAGTGGCCGCAGTGGAGGCGATGAACTGGCTGAAGTCTGCCGCTAAACTGCTGGCCGCTGAAGTCAAGGACAAGAAGACCAAAGAGGTACTCCGCAAGCGCTGCGCAATCCACTGGGTAACACCAGATGGTTTCCCGGTGTGGCAAGAGTACCGCAAGCAGAACCAAGCGCGCCTGAAGCTGGTCTTCTTGGGCCAAGCCAACGTCAAGATGACGTACAACACCGGGAAGGACTCCGAGATTGATGCACATAAGCAGGAATCCGGCATCGCTCCTAACTTTGTACACTCACAGGACGGTAGCCACCTGCGCATGACCGTAGTGCACGCCAACGAGGTCTACGGGATTGACTCCTTCGCACTCATTCACGACTCCTTCGGGACCATTCCGGCAGACGCTGGGAATCTCTTTAAGGCAGTCCGCGAGACGATGGTCAAGACCTACGAGGACAACGATGTAATCGCCGACTTCTACGACCAGTTCGCTGACCAGCTGCACGAGTCTCAACTGGACAAGATGCCAGCGGTCCCGGCCAAAGGTGACCTGAATCTGCGCGATATCTTAGAGTCTGACTTCGCGTTCGCATAAGGTCTCAGGCAATTAGGGCACACTATAGGGAACCTTCGAATGACCGAGGGTTCCATTACTTAAAGTCTTAACTTAAAGAATACTTAAAGAGGCACATCATGACTTACTCACTCGTTGTAACCATCTTGTTGATCATCACCCTTACGCTCCTCATTAACGCCATACGCAATTCACTACGCAGCGAGGAGCGACTGGAGCGCAAGGTCCAAGAGGCCAACTCCGCGTTTAACAGTGAGTCGGCCAAGGTGCTAAGGCTGGCAGACAAAGCTGACTCGCTCAGTAGACAGGTTCGTTACTTAGAGCGTGAGCTTGAGAGTGAGAAACAGAAGGTGCGCGATGAGAACGAACTCCGAGCGCACCAGCGGGACCGTATGAAGTTCCTCCGCAAGTCGCTGAAGGAAGCACAAGACGAGCTGATGATGGTCTCCGACCTGATTCACGTTAAGTTCACCGCTGTGTTGCCGGATGGTACCCACTCTAAGACGCTCTTTAAGTTAGGACTTGGGCCGTGTGGTCTGCACGTCAAGTCCCTGCGCTGGACCGAGCTGGACGACCGCTATCTGATAGACCAGCTGTGCACCAACGGTGAGCGCAAGCAGTTCGTCTACTACAAGAGCGAAGTAGTAGGCCGCATCGAGTTCCGCCACGGTAAGCTGTAATTAGGACACACTATCAGGAACATACTCAAGGTCATCACGTTTGGTGGCCTTCATGAATGTCCCTTACTATCACAATCAGGAGCAACACCATGTATCAGAACACAATCAACTTTGAGCGCACCCGTGAACGTCAGCAGACCGAGGGTTACATCCCTAAGGGCCGCAAGCTAAACAAGACCAAGCGCGGCGGTGGCGTGAAGGGTTCCTTCCGTAACGCGAAGGGTGACAGCGTTGTTAACCAAGAGAAATACTTCGTAGGAGCATAACAAATGGCAACGGAAAAAAGATGGCTGTTCGATGGGAGCACCTCACAATGGTCTCGTTTAGGAGCGGCGGAGCGTAGGCTACTGGATACGACAGGGCTGCACGTGGTTATGCTCGACGACCCATTCACTAACACCGTACTGTTCAACGTGTTCGAGCCGCGCGGGTCACTTCTAATAAGCAAGCGGTTCAGCCACTGGTCGATTGACTCAGCGTCAGACTGGCTGGCAAAACTCGCAGCTGACTACTCAAGCTGGCAGTAATTAGGACACACTATAGGTAGACTCAAGGTCATCGGATTCCGGTGGCCTTTATGATTGCTTATTGCACACTAAATGAACACTACACTCTGGAGACATCATCATGATGAACATTAAGACTAATCCATTTAAGGCCGTATCGTTCGTTCGCTCTGCTATCGAGAAGGCGCTGGAGACTTCCGGTTACCTCATTGCGGACACCAAGCACGATGGCGTACGCGGGAACATTTGCGTAGACAACACGGCCAACGCAGCGTGGCTCAGCCGGGTCTCCAAGACCATTCCGGCCCTTGAGCATCTCAACGGTTTCGATCAGCGCTGGCAGAAGTTACTTAAAGATGACCGCTGGATTTTCCCGGATGGCTTCATGCTTGATGGTGAACTCATGGTCAAAGGCGTGGACTTCAACACCGGGTCTGGCCTGCTGCGCACCAAGTGGCTAAAAGAGACCAACTGGATGTACTCCACCAAGGATGGGGTGGTGAAAGGTAAGAAGGAACCTTTCGAGCTTGATACCAAGCAGCTCAAAGTTGTCCTTTATGATATCATTCCGCTTGACATTATCGAGTCAGGCGACGACTACAACGTGATGACCCTCCTGCGCCTTGAGCACGTCAAGGTTGCCTTACCAGTCCTGCAAGACCACTTCCCGGAAGTCGAGTGGTGCCTCTCAGAGTCCCATGAAGTTTACGACATGGACGAACTCGAAGCGCTGTATCGACAGAAACGTGAAGAAGGTCACGAAGGTCTGGTGGTCAAGGACCCTCAGGGCATCTATAAGCGCGGTAAGAAATCCGGCTGGTGGAAGATGAAGCCAGAGAATGAAGCGGACGGTATTGTTGTTGGCCTCAATTGGGGAACTCCTGGTCTTGCCAACGAGGGCAAGGTGATTGGCTTCGAGGTTCTCCTTGAGTCTGGTCGGGTCGTGTCCGCTAACAACATCTCTCAGGCACTTATGGATGAGTTCACCAAGAGCTGGCTGGAAGCGAACACAGAGGATTTCACGGGGACAACGCACCCTAACCCGGTAAACCCTTACGAGGGCTGGGCGTGCCAAATCAAGTACATGGAGGAAACTCCAGACGGCTCTCTGCGTCACCCGTCGTTCGACAAATGGCGTGGCACAGAGGCTGACCCGACGGAGAAAATGTGATGACACCTTTAGAAATAACGCTCACTTGTATTCTTGTGTTTATATTCGGAATGGTCGTTGGCTTCTGTGGGGCATGCGACTAATTAGGACCCACTATAGGAGACACCAAATGTCTATCAACCTGATTCTAATCATCGTGTTCATCCTCGCGGCTATCGTGTGGTCAATGAACGACGAGCCACCTAAAGGAGCATAAACCATGCGCTTACACTTCAACAAATCCAACGGTATCTTCTCGGTTCGCCGGGAGGACCGCAGCACTGTGGCAGCCTCTGAGCGCCACGGTAAGATTCCACGTATCGGCGACACCTTCGAGCTGGCACCCAGCGTGCACATTCTGGTAACTCGCGGTCTCTACGAATTGGCTCAAACTAAGAGCCGTCCTTTCGTACCCGTTGTGGTAACCAAGTGGCCGCGTCTGCGCCTGTTCTGGGAGCGCATTAAGGAGGTCGTAAATGACTGACCAAAAGATGATCGCTGTCTACGAAATTGTGGACCAGAACAAGGAACTCGACGACTCCACTATGGAGTGCGCTGTGGCCTGCTATGGCGTGGCCTGCGATGACTGCCCGATGCAGAAAGTTAGAACTCTCGGAGAGGTGCGCGATATGGACGACCGCAATGCGCCTAAGGCCCCAGAACCAGCCGAGCCTAAGGAAGACGATGGTGTGAAACAACCAAGCCACTATCAGCTGTTCGAAGGAGTTGAGGCTATCGAGGTGATTGCCCGCAGCATGACCCAAGAGATGTTCAAGGGGTATTGCCTCGGGAACATCCTCAAGTACCGCCTGCGTGCTGGTAAGAAGTCCGAGCTGGCTACCTTAGAGAAAGACATGGCGAAGGCCACTTTCTATCTGGAGCTGTACACCAAGCACAGGGGTCTGTGTTATGACGCCAAGTGACTGGTGCCGAGCGATGTACGAGAAGACGCTCGACCCTGCGTACATCACCCTGTATAACATGTGGAAGGAGCGAGAAGATGCAAAAGTTCGTCGTAACGGTCGAGACAGCTAACGCATCGTACGAACTCCCGGTACACGCTGGGTCTCTTGAGGAGGCCCTCGAAGTTGCCGAGGCGGAGTACGAAGAGTTAGGCCAAGTGACTCGGGTACGCCCGGATACTAATTTTGGGTTCGACCTGTAGTCATTAGGACACACTATAGGGACACAGGTTGTCCCTCTTTCTGTTATAAACCAAAGGAGATTCATCATGGCATTCGCTAAGAAGAAAATTTATACCACCAAGATTGGCACCTGTGAGCCGTATGCTTACTTCAACAAGCCGGACTATGGCGGTGAGGGTTTTGAGAACCCACGCGGTACCTACAAGGGTTCCGTAACGTTCAAGAACGAAGACTGTCAGGAGCTGGTAGACCTCATCGTTAAGACCCATGAGGAAAACTACGCGGCCCGTCTGGAAGCGCACGAAGCGAACCCGCCGAAGGTTCAGAAGGGTAAGAAACCTCTGAAGCCGTATGAAGGCGACATGCCGTTCTTCGACAACGGCGATGGTACCACCACGTTCAACTTCAAGTGCTACGGTTCGTACGAGGACAAGAAGACTGGCGAGACCAAGAAGATTGTTCTGGGCGTAGTAGACGCGAAGGGCAAGCGCATTCAGGACGTTCCCATTATCGGCGGTGGCTCCAAAGTGAAGATTCGCTTCTCTCTGGTACCGTACGGCTGGTCTGCGGTAGCTGGCGCTTCCGTTAAGTTGCAGCTGGAAGGCGTGATGTTGGTCGAACTGGCTACCTTTGGTGGTGGCGAAGACGACTGGGCTGACGAAGCCGTAGAAGGCGGTTACGAAGCGGACGAATCTCGCAGCCGTAAACCTCAGGAAGACCCGGAAGACTGGTCTGGTGAGGAAGAGGCTGACGAGGGCGAAGCCGAAGAAGACGATGACTTCTAATGGCTGGCTATGGGGCCAAAGGGATTCGGAAGGTGGGTGCCTTCCGGTCTGGCCTTGAGGACAAGGTGTCCAAGCAGTTAGAATCAAAGGGCGTCACGTTCGATTACGAATTGTGGCGCATCCCTTACGTTATTCCTGCGAGTGACCACCTTTACACTCCAGACTTCTTGTTACCTAACGGCATCTTCGTGGAGACTAAGGGTCTCTGGGAAGCCGAGGACCGCAAGAAGCACCTACTGATTCGTGAGCAGCACCCGGAGTTAGACATCCGGCTAGTGTTCTCTTCGAGTCGCACTAAGATTTACAAAGGGTCGCCCACCAGTTACGCTGAGTGGTGCGAGAAGCATAACATCTTGTTTGCCGACAAATTGATTCCCGTAGACTGGCTGAAGGAGCCGAAGCGTGATGTACCGTTCGGCAAGTTCAAGCAGAAGAAAGGAGCAAAGTAAGTATGGCCAAGGTTCAATTCACTAAGCGACAGGAGACCTCTCAGATTTTCGTCCACTGTTCAGCCACCAAGGCAACCATGGACGTGGGTGTCCGTGAGATTCGCCAGTGGCACAAAGAGCAGGGCTGGTTGGATGTAGGATATCACTTCATCATCCGCCGTGACGGTACCGTTGAGGCAGGCCGTGACCAAGATGCTGTAGGGTCCCACGTCAAGGGATACAACTCGACTTCGGTCGGTGTGTGTCTGGTGGGCGGTATCGACGCCAAGGGTAACCCTGAGGCAAACTTCACGCCAGCCCAGATGCAGTCTCTGCGTTCACTGCTGGTCGAACTGAAGGTGCAATACGCTGGGGCTGTGCTGATGGCACACCACGACGTAGCACCTAAAGCCTGCCCGAGCTTCGACCTGAAGCGCTGGTGGGAGAAGAACGAACTGGTCACTTCTGACCGTGGGTAAACATGGTTATTCAAGCTCTCATCATATTTGGGCTACCAATCTTTACAGTTGGTGTGCTTTACTGCATCAACAAAGAATGGTTCAGCGACGGACAAGAGTAAATAATTAGGGCACACTACAGGGAGACAGTTACGTTTCCCTGTTGTCGCTTGAGGAGATTACTTTATGAACAAGTTATTCAACATATTCTTCATGTGTGTCTTGACAATCATAACACTAACCATAGCCGTATTGGTTGGTACCATCGCACTTGGTGTACTACATGAGGTAGGCATTTTATGAGCAACTTAAAAGACTTCGACATAATCCCACTACTGGCGTATGGTGTCCTAGGGCTGTGGGGCGTGACCTTCCTCATAGCGTTCTTCATGTCTTGTGTTGACGGGACGGCTTTATGAGTTACGGGGACAGTCAAGAAGACGGTCAGGAGAGTATCTTCCTGTTCCACGCTCCGTGCGAAAACTGTGGTTCTTCTGATGGTAACTCAGTGTACTCTGACGGGCACGAGTATTGCTTCGTGTGTCAACACCGAGTGAGAGGCTCAGAGGAACGTACCGAAAAGTTATCATCGAGAAGACCCAAAGGAGGGAATTACGGGATGAATACACAAGGCTCAGGACTATTGGTATTCGGCGAGAGTGACGGTCGGTACACTGACCTGACCGCTCGTGGTATCTCAAAGGCGACATGCCAGAAGGCTGGCTATTGGGTCGCCAAGGTCAGAGGGACCGCCTATCAGGTGGCCGACTATCGTGACCAGAATGGCTCCATCGTCTCCCAGAAGCTGAGGGACAAGGAGAAGAACTTCTCTACCCGAGGGTCCCACAAAGGGGATGCGCTGTTCGGTAAGCACCTATGGAACGGTGGCAAGAAGATTGTCATCACCGAGGGTGAAATCGACATGTTAACCGTGATGCAACTTCAGGACTGTAAGTGGCCTGTGGTTTCTCTCGGTCACGGTGCGTCAGCCGCTAAGAAAACTTGCAGTGCAAACTACGAGTATTTCGATAGCTTCGACCAGATTATCCTGATGTTCGATATGGATGAGCCTGGTCGTTCAGCTGTAGAGGAAGCCGCTCAGGTCCTCCCTCCCGGTAAGGTCCACGTAGCCGTGCTGACCGAGAAGGACGCCAACGAGTGTTTACTCAAAGGCAAGGGCAAGGAGGTTCTCGACCAGATATGGAACGCAGCACCTTGGGTACCAGATGGTGTCATCGGTGCGATGTCCATGAAGGACCGAGTGCGGGATGCCATGACCAGCGAACAAAGCGTAGGATACCTTTTCTCGGGATGTCCGGGACTGAATGACCGAACCTTGGGTGCACGTGGCGGCGAAGTCATCATGGTCACTTCTGGGTCAGGAATGGGTAAGTCTACGTTCGTTCGCCAGCAGGCCCTAGGGTTCGCCAGAGGGCAAGGACTGCGTGTCGGCATGGCGATGCTTGAGGAGTCCGTAGAGGAGACCATGGAGGATGTCCTAGGGATTGCCAACGGTATCCGCTTACGGCAGCAACCTCGGGAGTTCAAGCAGAAACTCATTGAGGACGGTACGTACGATGAGTGGTTCGATGAGCTGTATGGCTCCGACCAGTTCCATCTCTACGACTCCTTTGCGGAAGCTGAGGTGGACCGCCTGCTGGCCAAGCTGCACTACATGCGCACAGGGTTAAACTGTGACGTAATCATTCTGGACCACATCTCAATCGTTGTGTCAGCCTCGGAGGAATCCGATGAGCGCAAGATGATTGACCGACTCATGACCAAGCTGAAAGGGTTCGCTAAGTCAACCGGAGTGGTACTTATTGTTATTTGCCACCTGAAGAACCCTGAGAAAGGTAAAGCTCATGAAGAAGGACGTGCTGTTTCCATTACTGACCTGCGTGGGTCTGGGTCTCTGCGCCAGCTCTCTGATACTATCATTGCCCTTGAGCGTAATCAGCAAGGGGACATGCCTAATCTTGTCCTCCTTCGTATTCTCAAGTGTCGCTTTAATGGTATTGGCGTTGGCGTTGCGGGATACATGGAGTACAACGAAAAGACCGGACTCCTTGAACCGTCTAGCTACACTGGCGGCGAAGGAGAAGGAGATACTGGCTGGGAAGGCCACGAGGAAGACGACTACTAAACGTAAATGCAATGGGGCGTACTGCTGGTGCGCCTCTGACCCTGATTATCAATAACGAAAGGAGAACCATCATGTTTAAACTTATCGAAACTTTAGGCCGTCTGGTCATCGCACTGTACATCCGTGAAGCCAAGGCACTGGACAAAGCGTCCAAGGTGGAAGCAGAAGCAGCCGCCAAGCTGGCTAAAGCAGCCGACAAAGCACGTCAGGCATCTCTGGATGCAACCGCAGAGGCAGCGAAAGTTGCACTTAAAGCTCAGAAACTTAAGGAGTTCTTCTAAATGGTCACCATCATGCTGCTGCTGACACTGGTTTCCACATCTGGGCAGACGATACAACCGGTTCCACTAACGGTAAGCAGGGCCAACGCTCTGGAAGAGTGCGAGTCTTACGGCAGAAGCTGGCAGAAAGAGGTATCCAGCAACGGCCACATTTATGTGGCACACTATGAGTGCTTAAACTAAGGAGTTCTTCTAATGACTACCAAAGCTAAATTCCCCGGCAACACCATCCAGCTGTCCGACACCGTTGACCAGTGGGGCCGCAAGGTTCACATCAACGTTCGCAACGACAAGGTCACTCTGGTCTACCGCTGGAAGTCCAAGAGTGATAACCGTGCGCACACTCAGCGCGTAACCCTCGACGATACTCAAGCAGCTCGCTTGCTGGCATCCGTGGCCGTAGCCGCTACTGTGGCCATCGGTGAGGACAAGGTACGCGAGGCTATCCTGAGTAAAGAGGTAGGCGAGACGTCTGTTCGTCTTGCCGAAGCGTCAGAAGCTAAGTGATAAACTCAAGGTCATTACTATATGTAGTGGCCTTTATGATTATCATACACAACATATTGAGAGGACATTAACCATGCGTAAACCTGAAGAAATCCGTGCAGACATCGAGAAGCTGACCAAAGAGTTGGAAGCCGCTAAGATTCACGAGGCGAAGCAGTCAGCAGCGGTACACATCCTGTATAACTTAGGGTGGAAACACGACAACCTTAAGGGCTGGCAGAAACCTGCTCTGAAGCGTAGCGATTACAAGGCCCCTCTGAAGGCTGGTGAGCTGGCAACGTGGGAGGATGGTGCTATTGGTGGTACCGTCTATATCCGCAGCGTTGGTAACAAATTCTCTCAGGTGTCTCACGTCCGTGGCGTTAGTCGTCTGGGTGTTGACGTCCTTACAGGCAGCTTCGCCATTGAGAACAGTAAGTTGACCATCCGTCCGCGTGAGTATTTCATCTGACGTCATTAAGTAACAGGAGACCACTATGTTAGTAACTGATATCGAGGCTAACAACCTCTTAGAGAAAGTCACTCAGTTCCACTGTGGGGTCATTTATGACTACAGCACGGACGAGTACGTATCGTATCGACCTTGGGACTTCGCAGCGTATCTCGATGCGTTGGAAGCTGAGGTGGCTCGTGGTGGTCTCATCGTATTCCACAACGGTCACAAGTACGATGCCCCAGTGTTAACCAAGCTGGCCAAGCTCCAGTTAAACCGAGAGTTCCACCTGCCTCGTGAGAACGTAGTGGACACTTTGGTCCTTAGTCGTTTGCTGTTTGCGAACATCAAAGATTCCGACATGGCCCTGCTGCGTTCCGGTAAGTTACCCGGTAAGCGCTTCGGGTCTCACGCTCTGGAGGCGTGGGGTTACCGCTTAGGTGAGATGAAGGGTGAATACAAGGACGACTTCAAGAAGCTCCTTGATGAACAGGGGGAGGACTATGTGGACGGTGCTGAGTGGATTAGCTTCAACGAGCCAATGATGGCCTATAACGTTCAGGACGTTGTGGTAACCAAGGCCCTCTTAGAGAAGCTGCTGAGTGACGCTCATTACTTCCCGGAAGACCTTGAGTTCTACACTCACGCGTATTCCTTGAACCACCCATTCTGGACTGAATCGTGTGAGGCCGTCTGGTTGGAACACCGGGCCGCTTGGTTACTCGCTAAGCAGGAGCGCAACGGATTCCCATTCAACACCAAGGCCATCGAGGAACTCTACGTTGAACTCGCTGGTCGTCGCTCTGAACTCCTTCAGACACTCACCGACACTTTCGGAACTTGGTATCAGCCTAAGGGAGGCACTGAGTTATTCCTACACCCGCGCACCGGGAAGCCTCTGGGGAAATACCCACGAGTTAAGTACCCGAAGCAAGGTGCCATCTACAAGAAGCCCAAGAACAAAGCTCAACGTGAGGGCCGTGAACCCTGCGAGCTGGACACTCGGGATTACGTAGAAGGCGCTCCGTACACACCAGTAGAGCACGTTGTGTTCAACCCTAGTAGCCGAGACCACATTGCGCTCAAGCTGAAGGAAGCCGGATGGGTCCCCACAGAGTTCACCGATAAGGGTGCACCTAAGGTAGACGACGAGGTCATTGAGCACGTGCGTGTGGAAGACCCTGAGAAGCAGCGCTGCATCGACCTCATCAAAGAGTACCTGATGATACAGAAGCGTATCGGTCAGGCGGCTGAGGGTGACAAAGCGTGGCTACGTTACGTTCAAGAGGATGGTAAAATCCATGGAAGTGTTAACCCTAATGGTGCAGTTACAGGGCGAGCAACGCATAGCTTCCCTAACCTTGGTCAAGTTCCGGGCGTTCGTTCGCCGTATGGTGAGCCTTGTCGAGCAGCGTTCGGCGCAGAGCATCACTTGGACGGACTTACCGGACAGCCTTGGGTTCAAGCAGGCATCGACGCCAGCGGACTCGAACTCCGTTGTCTGGCACACTTCATGTCTAAGTACGACGACGGGGCATATGCGGATGTCATTCTCAACGGTGATATCCACACAGTCAACCAAACGGCGGCTGAGTTGCCAACACGTGATAACGCCAAGACATTCATCTACGGTTTCCTCTATGGTGCTGGAGACGAAAAGATTGGACAGATTGTGGGCGCAGGTAAGGAACGCGGAAAGGAACTCAAGAAGAAATTCCTTGAGAACACCCCAGCAATCGCAGCGTTGCGTGAAGGAATCCAGCAGACACTCGTCGAGTCATCCCGATGGGTCGCCGGAGAGCAGAAGGTCAAGTGGAAACGACGCTGGATTAAGGGACTGGATGGAAGAAAGGTACACGTTCGGTCACCACATGCCGCGCTCAACACCCTCCTTCAGTCAGCGGGTGCGCTCATTTGTAAGCTGTGGATTGTCGAGACTGAAGAGTTGCTTCTTAAAGCAGGATTGAAGCACGGCTGGGATGGGGACTTTGCGTACATGGCGTGGGTCCACGATGAAATCCAAGTAGCGTGTCGGACCCCAGAGATTGCACAGCAGGTGATTGACACTGCGCAGCAAGCTATGCGTAACGTGGGAGAACACTTTAAGTTCCGTTGCCGTCTGGATACAGAGGGTAAGATGGGTCCGAACTGGGCCGTATGTCACTAATAATACAGGAGATTTACCATGGGTATGAACAAAAAGTTTCGCGTAACGTTTGACGTAACGGCGACTATGAGTAACGAGCAGGAGCAGGAGTTCCTCAAGGACCTGCTGGAACTTGCAGATTCTGTAGGTACGGACAAACGTCAGGCGCACATCGTCACCGAGGCAATCACCAACGGACATGAGGCGGCGCTCGCCTTCGTTTTACAGAGTGGTCTGCGTGAAGCAATCAAGGAGCTTGGCAAGGAGGTCAACTGTGAGTCAGTGACCGTGCGCTTCTCCCCAGCAATCGTGAGGGTGACCAAGTGAGCGAGTACCTTAAAGTTCTGGCGGCCCTCAAAGGCTGCCCTAAGTCCTTCCAGTCGAACTACGTGCGGAACAACGCTGCGCTAGTCGCTGAGGCTGCGAGCCGTGGTCACATTTCGTGTCTGACCATGAGTGGTCGTAATGGTGGCGCTTGGGAAATCACCAGTGCCGGAGTGAAATTCCTTAAGACCCATGGAGGTTGCTTATGAAGGACTTTTTAGGAAATACCATAGAGATTGGGGACACCATCGTCTATGCTGACACTGGAGGTCGGGGTGGCTCGTCTACTCTGTACAAAACTGTTGTCACTAAGATGACTGAGAAGCAGGTTCTGGTCGGTGAATCTTCGTGGTCAAAACTGTGGCGTCCGTTCAACCGTGTTGTCGTGGTAGCTAAGGGAGGTGGTAATGAGTAAGCACACATTGTTATCCTTCAGCGACTACCGGGCGACCCAGAAGATTGCCAAGGGTGTCCTTGTGATGGATGGTGACTGGCTGGTATTCCAAGCCATGAGTGCCGCTGAGTTCGATGCCTCTTGGGAGGAGGAGATTTGGCACCGTTGCTGTGACCACGCCAAGGCCCGCGAGATTCTGGAGAACTCCATCGAATCCTACAAAGGCCGCAAGAAGGCGTGGAAGAATGCCGACGTTGTCCTAGCGTTCACCGACCGTGTCAACTGGCGTAAGCTGCTGGTGGACCCAACGTACAAAGAGAACCGCGCAGTCGTCAAGAAACCTGTGGGCTACTTCGAGTTCCTTGAGTACGTCTTCGAGACCTACACGTGCGTCCTTGAGCCTCAGCTCGAAGGTGATGACGTTATGGGCATCATTGGGTCTAACCCTCTCGTGTACAACTACGAGAAGGCCGTGCTGGTCTCCTGTGACAAGGACTTTAAGACCATCCCGGATTGCGACTTCCTGTGGTGTACGACTGGTAACATCCTCGTACAGACTCAGGAGACCGCTGACTACTGGCACCTCTTCCAGACTATCAAGGGTGACATCACCGATGGTTACGGTGGCATCCCCGGATGGGGCGATACCGCTGAGGACTTCCTCAAGGAACCATTCATTGTGGAGCCTGTAACGTCCGTGCTGAAGTCCGGTAAGAACAAGGGCCAAGAGGTAACCAAGTGGGTGAAACGCGCTCCTGAGCCGGGAGAGACGCTCTGGGACTGCATTAAGTCCATTGGTGCCAAAGCAGGGATGACCGAAGCGGAAGTAATCAAGCAGGGCCAGATGGCTCGCATCCTCCGTTCTGATGAGTACAACATCGAGACTGGGGAGATTACTCTATGGCAACCGGGCAGCTGATTCTCATCGTCCTGACCATGGGCTTAGTTGCTCGTGGTCTCTGGATGTTGGCCTTGATTATCAAGCAGATAGTCGAGCACAAAGCAGAGTGATAAACTCATGGGCACAATTAGGACCCACTATAGGGAAGTGCCCATTATGATTATTACTTAAAGATTACTTAAAGAGGAGACTCAAATGTTAAAACCTATAGAGCACATCCTTAACAATCCTAATGACCTTCCTGACGTACCGCGAGCTGTCAAGGAGTACCTACAGTCTCGCTTCAATGCTGACTTCCTGTATCAGTCAGAGGTCCGTAAGCTGCGTGAGGCTGGCCACAGTGAGGAGTTCATCTCCGGTGTACTGTACGGTCACTACATGGCTTCTCGTGTCCTTGACGAGATGGAGGGCCGTCAGCGTGCACTCAAAGAAGGAGATTGATTATGTGTTTCTCACCTAAGATGAAAGCACCTAAGGTCGACACAACGACTGTCCCTGAGCCGGCTCCGCTCACTGAGGAACCTAAGGGTATCCAGTACGGTGGCGACGAAGACTCAAACAGCACCACTCCTGAGGTGTCAGGGCGTAAGTCACTCAAGGTGACCAAGACGACAGAGCCTACAGGGTCCGTCAGTAAAATCCGTAAGTCAGCTTTAGGAGGCTAACATGGGACTGTTCAAGAAAATCAAGAAGGCTATCTCCAAGGTAGTCAAGGCACCACTCAAGGCCGTGGGTCTGGCAGCAGATGCACCTAACGTGCAGACAGCCGCTGAGACACCTGTAGCGGCACCTCAGGAAGCACCGAAAGAGGTAGTGGAGGACGTTGAGTCTTCAGCAGACACTGAGTCTGGTAAGAAGAAATCCCGAGCGTCTGGCAAGAAGTCCCTCTCAGTTTCCCGCAGCTCAGGCGGTGGGATTAACTTATGATTGGTTACGGGGAGGGCTAACAAATGGCAGAAGTTAAACTCGAAGGCTTCGCAGAGGAGGGAGCCAAGGCGGTATATGACCGTCTGAAGAACGACCGACAGCCTTACGAGACACGAGCAGAGTCCTGTGCGCAGTACACGATTCCCTCACTGTTCCCTAAGGACTCCGATAACGCATCAACCGATTACACGACTCCGTGGCAATCAGTAGGTGCTCGCGGTCTGAACAACCTAGCGTCCAAGCTGATGCTGGCCCTGTTCCCGATGCAGTCATGGATGAAGTTGACCATTAGTGAATACGAAGCGAAGAACCTTCTGGGTGACGCTGAAGGTCTCGCTAAGGTCGATGAGGGCCTCTCAATGGTAGAGCGCATCATCATGAACTACATCGAGTCCAACAGTTACCGAGTGACTCTCTTTGAGTGCTTGAAGCAGCTGTGTGTGGCCGGGAACGCATTGCTGTACTTACCGGAGCCTGAGGGTTATACCCCGATGAAGCTCTATCGCCTGAACTCGTATGTGGTCCAGCGAGACGCTTTCGGTAACGTACTACAGATTGTCACTCTAGACAAGATTGCGTTCAACGCTCTCCCCGAGGATGTCCGCAGCCAAGTGGAAGCAGCCCAAGGTGAGCAGAAGGAAGACGCCGAGATTGACGTCTACACCCACGTGTACCTGAACGAAGCCGGGGACGGCTACTCGAAGTACGAAGAGGTTGCCGAAGCGGTAGTACCGGGCAGCGAGGCTGAATACCCGCTCGAAGAGTGTCCGTACATTCCGGTCCGCATGGTCCGCATCGATGGTGAATCCTATGGTCGTTCCTACGTGGAAGAGTATCTGGGTGACCTCAAGTCCCTAGAGAACCTCCAAGAGTCCATCGTTAAGATGGCGATGATTACCGCTAAGGTTATCGGTCTGGTAGACCCGGCAGGTATCACTCAGGTCCGCCGACTCACGGCAGCACAGTCTGGTGCGTTCGTACCGGGCCGTAAGCAGGACATTGAGTTCCTCCAGCTGGAGAAGTCTGGTGACTTTACCGTAGCGAAGAACGTAAGCGACACCATTGAGGCTCGCCTCTCGTATGCCTTTATGCTCAACAGTGCGGTACAACGTACAGGTGAGCGTGTCACAGCCGAAGAGATTCGGTACGTGGCGTCAGAGCTGGAAGATACCCTAGGCGGTGTCTACTCGATTCTCTCGCAGGAACTCCAGCTGCCTCTGGTAAGAGTGCTCTTGAAGCAACTACAAGCCACGCAGCAAATCCCGGAGTTACCTAAAGAGGCCGTCGAGCCAACTATCAGCACTGGCCTTGAGGCTATCGGACGTGGGCAGGACCTTGACAAGCTGGAGCGATGCATTAACGCATGGTCGGCCCTTAAGGCCCTCGAAGGTGATAATGACCTCAACTTGGCTAACCTCAAGTTGCGCATCGCCAACGCTATCGGACTCGACACAGCTGGTATGCTACTCACTCAGGAAGAGAAGAACGCCATTATGGCGCAGCAAGGTGCCCAGATTGCTACACAGCAAGGGGCCGCAGCGCTTGGTCAGGGGATGGCCGCACAGGCTACTGCAAGTCCTGAAGCGATGGCCGCAGCAGCTGATTCAGTCGGTATGCAACCGGGCATGTAATTAGGGCACACTATAGGGAGACACATCCAGATTGAGTGAGGTCTGGTCAGAAGGTTCGAGTCCTTCGTGTTTCCCTCTTAGTCTTAACTTTAAGGAGATTGAAATGGCTGGCGAATCTAACGCAGACGTATACGCATCCTTCGGTGTTAACAGTGCTGTACTGACTGGTAGTACACCTGAGGAGCACCAAGAAAACATGTTGGCTCTTGATGTTGCTGCCCGTGATGGCGATGATGCAATCGAGCTGAACACCAACAGTGATGACCCGTATGGTTCCGATGTGGACCCGTTCGGTGAACCTGAAGAGGGCCGTATGCAGGTCCGTATCTCCGCTGATGGTTCAGACGAACAGGATGGCGAAGAGGGTCAGGGCGACGAAGAACAGCAGGGCGACGAAGAGAGTCAGCCGGAGGAAGTAACCGATGAAGGTGAACCTGAAGAGTTCAAACCGATTGGCGAAACTCCGGCTGACATCAACGAAGCCTCTCAGCAGCTGGAAGAACACGAAGCTGGCTTTAACGACATGGTTGCTACCGCAATTGAACGCGGTCTCTCACAGGATGCTGTGACCCGTATTCAGCAGGAGTACCAGAACGAAGACCGCTTGTCCGATGAGTCCTACCGAGAGCTGGCCGAGGCGGGCTACAGTAAGGCGTTCGTCGATGCGTACATTCGCGGTCAGGAGGCTCTGGTCAACCAGTATGTTGAGAAAGTGATGGACTTCGTGGGAGGCCGTGAGCGCTTCCGGCAGGTCTACACCCACATGCAGACCAATAACCCTGAGGGTGCCGAGGCGCTCATCAAGGCGTTTGAGTCTCGTGATGTAGCCACCATGAAGACGATTCTGAACCTAGCGGGGCAGTCTCGTGATAAAACCTTTGGTAAGAAAGCGGAGCGCTCTATTGCCAAGCGTGCAACCCCAGCGAAACCTGCTCCACGCAAGGCTGTAGGCTTCGAGTCTCAAGCTGAGATGATTAAAGCGATGTCCGACCCGCGCTACCGCACCGACTCTAAGTATCGTCGTGAGGTGGAACAGAAGGTTATCGACTCTAAGTTTTAATTAGGGCCCACTATAGGGAGACTGACAACCTCGTAATAACGGCGACCATTCGTCAGGTGCGAGACTGTGCTATCAGATAGACTAGGAGATTATGGGTGATTCCTAGACTCCCTTCGAGTTACACAATGAGTATCACCTCGTTTCAAGTAGTACCTCAAAACATTTCGTATAAACAACATAAGGAGATTCAACATGGCTAACATGCAAGGTGGACAGCAGCTCGGTACTAACCAAGGTAAAGGTCAATCCGCAGCAGACAAGCTGGCGCTATTCCTGAAAGTATTCGGCGGTGAAGTCCTGACCGCATTCGCTCGTACCTCTGTGACCACCAACCGTCACATGCAGCGTCAAATCAGCTCCGGTAAGTCCGCACAGTTCCCTGTGATTGGTCGCACCAAGGCTGCTTACCTGCAACCGGGCGAGTCTCTGGATGACAAACGTAAAGACATCAAGCACACGGAGAAGACCATTAACATTGATGGCCTGCTGACTGCGGACGTGCTGATTTACGACATCGAAGATGCGATGAACCACTATGACGTGCGCTCCGAGTACACCTCTCAGATTGGTGAATCTCTGGCGATGGCCGCTGATGGTGCGGTTCTGGCTGAGCTGGCTGGTCTGGTTAACCTCGCTGATTCCGTCAACGAGAACATCGCTGGTCTGGGCAAACCGTCCCTGCTGGAAGTTGGTCTGAAAGCTGACCTGACCGACCCGGTTAAACTGGGCCAAGCGGTTATTGCACAGCTGACCATTGCTCGTGCTGCTCTGACCAAGAACTACGTCCCGGCTAACGACCGCACGTTCTACACCACCCCGGACGTGTACTCTGCGATTCTGGCGGCTCTGATGCCTAACGCTGCGAACTATGCGGCTCTGATTGACCCTGAGCGTGGTTCTATCCGTAACGTGATGGGCTTCGAAGTCGTAGAGGTTCCGCACCTGACCGCTGGTGGTGCTGGCGATGACCGCCCGGACGAAGGTGCAGAAGCGACCAACCAGAAGCACGCCTTCCCGGCAACTGGTGGTAAAGTCAACAAAGAGAACGTTGTGGGCCTGTTCCAGCACCGTTCCGCTGTTGGTACCGTCAAGCTGAAAGATCTGGCTCTGGAGCGTGCCCGCCGCGCTGAGTATCAGGCTGACCAGATTATCGCTAAGTACGCGATGGGTCACGGTGGTCTGCGTCCTGAATCCGCTGGTGCGCTGGTTTTCAAGTCGGCCTCAGCGTAAATACCTTTAGTGCTCGGACGGTAACCCCGTCTGAGTATGAGGTGCAGACTGTAGCTATTAATGGTGATTCGCTTAAGGTAGCACTCGATGGGCTGGAAGGAGTAACGGATTGGTCAAGCCTTGAGGTAACCTATGGTACTTCAGGGATTGCCAGCCACACTCGCCGGACCAACACGCTGTACTTCAAAGGAATCGCTGTAGGCGAAACTCTAGTGACTGTCAGCTTCGACGGGTATGAAACGAAGTCCTTTAAGCTGGTCGTGACTAACTAATAAGCCAAACCCCTTGGGGACCACTCACGGTCTCTGAGGGGTTTTTTCGTTAGGAGCTTACAATATGAACATGCAAGATGCTTACTTTGGGTCTGCCGCTGAGCTGGATGCTATCAACGAGATGCTCGCAGCCATCGGTGAATCCCCGGTGACCACACTCGACGAAGATGGTAGCGCAGACGTAGCGAACGCCCGTCGAATCCTCAACAGGATTAACCGCCAGATTCAGTCTAAAGGTTGGGCCTTCAACATCAACCAGTCAGCCACATTGACACCTGATGCGGACACTGGGCTTATCCCATTCCGTCCCGCCTACCTGTCCATCCTTGGTGGCCAGTATGTCAACCGTGGTGGTTGGGTATACGATAAGTCAACCGACAGTGACACGTTCTCTGGACCAATCACAGTGACCCTGATTACCCTTCAGGATTACGACGAGATGCCCGAGTGTTTCCGCCAGTGGATTGTCACCAAGGCCAGCCGTCAGTTCAACTCTCGGTTCTTCGGAGCGGAGGACGTAGAGAACTCTCTGGCACAGGAAGAGATGGAAGCGCGTATGGCGTGCAACGAGTACGAGATGGACTTCGGTCAGTACAACATGCTTGACGGTGACGCATTCGTGCAGGGTCTCATCGGTCGTTAATCAGAAACTTAAGGAGGACCAAATGGCTCTCGTATCACAATCAATCAAGAACCTCAAGGGAGGCATTAGCCAGCAGCCTGAAATCCTACGGTACCCAGAGCAGGGTTCGCTTCAGGTCAACGGTTGGTCCTCCGAGACTGAGGGTCTCCAGAAGCGACCACCTATGGTGTTCATCAAGTCCTTAGGAGGCCGTGGGTACCTTGGGGAAGACCCGTACATCCACCTCATCAACCGTGACGAATACGAGCAGTATTACGCCGTGTTCACAGGGAATGACGTAAGGGTGTTCGACCTGTCCGGCTATGAGTATCAGGTCAGAGGTGACCGCTCATATGTCTCCGTGGCCAACCCTAAGGATAACTTGCGGATGGTCACCGTGGCCGACTACACGTTCATCGTGAACCGCACCAGACAGGTCCGGGAGAACCAGAACGTTACCAACGGTGGTACCTTCAGGGACAACGTGGATGGGATTGTTAACGTCCGTGGTGGCCAGTATGGTCGTAAGCTCGAAGTGAACATTAACGGTGTATGGGTCAGCCACCAGCTGCCTCCGGGTGACAACGCTAAAGATGACCCGCCCAAGGTTGACGCACAGGCCATTGCGGCTGCACTCGCTGACCTACTTCGTGTGGCCCACCCAACGTGGACATTCAACGTGGGGACTGGTTATATCCACTGCATCGCACCTGCTGGGGTAACTCTCGATGAGTTCCAGACGAGGGATGGTTACGCTGACCAGCTGATTAACCCGGTGACCCACTACGTTCAGAGCTTCTCTAAGTTGCCACTGAACGCTCCAGATGGGTACACGGTGAAGATTGTTGGTGACACCTCCAAGACTGCCGACCAGTATTACGTGAAGTATGACGCTTCGCAGAAGGTCTGGAAGGAAACCGTGGGCTGGAACATCTCGGTCGGCCTTGAGTATCACACGATGCCTTGGACGCTGGTACGTGCGGCTGATGGTAACTTTGACCTTGGGTATCACGAGTGGAAGGACCGCCGCGCTGGCGACGATGACACTAACCCTCAGCCATCCTTTGTTAACTCGACGATAACCGATGTGTTCTTCTTCAGGAACCGCTTAGGGTTCATCTCTGGGGAGAACATCGTGTTATCGCGCACCAGTAAATACTTTGAGTTCTACCCGCCGTCAGTGGCCAACTACACGGATGATGACCCGCTGGATGTTGCCGTTAGTCATAACCGTGTGTCGGTCCTTAAGTACGCTGTGAGCTTCGCAGAGGAGCTTCTGCTGTGGTCTGATGAGGCACAGTTCGTCCTGTCGGCCAACGGTGTGCTATCCGCTAAGACTGCACAGCTGGACCTGACCACTCAGTTCGATGTGTCAGACCGTGCGCGTCCTTACGGTATCGGCAGGAACATCTACTATGCGTCTCCTCGCAGCTCCTTTACGTCCATCATGCGCTACTACGCTGTACAGGATGTAAGCTCTGTGAAGAACGCAGAGGACATGACAGCCCACGTCCCGAACTACATCCCGAACGGCGTGTACAGCATCAATGGGTCTGGTACGGAGAACTTCGCCTGTGTGCTGACCAAGGGTGCTCCTAGCAAGGTGTTCATCTACAAGTTCCTCTACATGGACGAGAACATCCGGCAGCAGTCGTGGTCCCACTGGGACTTCGGGGACGGTGTGGAGGTGATGGCTGCAAACTGCATCAACTCGACGATGTACCTAATGATGCGTAACGCCTACAACGTGTGGATAGCTGCGGTGGACTTTAAGAAGGAGTCGACTGACTTCCCATTTGAGCCTTACCGATTCCACGTGGATGCCAAGCGGTCATACCACATCTCAGAGACTGCGTATGACATCGAGACCAACCAGACGGTAGTTAACGTCAAGGACATCTACGGTGCGTCGTTCTCTAAGGGTACCGTGGCAATCTGCGAGAGTGACGGTAAAATCACTACGTATGAGCCGATGGGTGACTCTTGGGACTTGACCCCAGACATCCGCATTAGCGGTGACATCTCGGGTAAGGATATCGTCATTGGGTTCCTTTATGACTTCCGGTATGTGTTCAGTCGGTTCCTCATCAAGCAGGAGCAGAACGACGGCACAACGTCCACTGAGGACTCTGGTCGTCTACAGCTGCGTAGAGCGTGGGTGAACTACCAGGACACTGGTGCATTCACTGTGAGCGTCGAGAATGGCAACCGTGAGTTCAACTATCTGGTCAACGCCAGAGTGGGCTCTACTGGTCTGCGTCTGGGTCAGAAGGCCACAACTACGGGTCAGTATCGTTTCCCGGTGACAGGCAACGCACTGTACCAGAAGGTGTCTCTGAGTTCCTTCAACGCTTCCCCAGTGTCAATCATCGGGTGCGGCTGGGAGGGTAACTATAGCAGACGTGCCAACGGTATTTAACTGAAGGAATCCTTATGGTGTGCTCAATTAGGGCACACTATAGGGAGACCACACTAAGAGGGGACTTAAAGCATGTACATTAGAAACACTGTAAGTAATGACTTCGAGTTATTCATCCCGGCCTACCATGACGTACTTGAGGCACAGGCCATGGGTATAGAACCATCGTTCCCAGCGGTTACTGAGTGTGTCACGTTAGACCACGATGGTTTTCCTTTGGCTATAGGTGGACATTGCGGAGACCAGTGCTGGTTCGTCACGAGTGACCAAGTGTGGAGGCTCGACAGGGCTGGCAAGCTGGAGTTCCGTGAGAGAATCATGGAGTACAGGGACATGTTATTAAATGTCTATCCATCCCTGTGGAACTTTGTGTGGGTCGGTAATGGTCCTCACAAGCGGTTCCTTAAGTCCATCGGTGCTGTATTCCACGAGGAGTACACTCAGGGTGGGAAGTTCCAACTGTTCACCATAACGAGGAGGTAACTATGTGCTGGATGGCAGCTATTCCTATCGCAATGACGGCGGTGCAGGCCATCGGTCAGTCCAGAAGTGAAGCCAAGATGATTGGCCTCCAGAATGACCAGATGCGCCGACAGTCTGCCCAGATGATTAAAGAGTCAAACATTCAGAACGCCAACGCGAGCCTTGAGCAGAAGCAGAAGCTGGAAGAAGCCACTGCCGACTTGACCGCTAAGAATCTCGACAAGGTTCAGGCCATGGGTACAATCCGTGCAGCTATCGGAGAGGGAAACCTTGAGGGTAACAGCATGGACCGTATCAGTCGAATCGAAGAGGGTAAATACATCCGGGAGGCCAACGCGGTCACCGATAATTACCGTCGAGACTATGCGTCACTGTTCGCTCAGCAGCTTGGTAACTCTGAGTCGACTATCGACCAAGTTAAATCAATGCAGAAGGCTGAGGGCAAAGGTAAGTCTAAGCTGGAGCAGGTGCTGGACCCGCTGGCCCTGATGGGTTCACAAGGTGCCTCGGCGTATGCTTCTGGTGCATTCGACAGCAAGGGGACCAAGGCTCCAATTAGTCAGGCCCAAGGTACTAAGGTAGGAGGTAAGTAATGGCCAGTAAATTAGAACAAGCACTAAGCCAACTGCCACAGGCCGGGTCTACCCGCATCCGGGGTGGCTCAGCGTCCATGCAGTATCGCCCGGTGACCATCCAGCAGGAAGGCCTCCGTCAGTCCAACCTCGTGCAGTCCTTGGCGAAGTTTGGTACTGCGATGGGTGAGGCAGCGGATGCCTACGACAAGCGTCAACGGGACAAGGCCGATGAGCGGTCCGATGAGATTATTCGCAAGTTGACCCCAGAGCAGCGCCGGGAGGCAATCAAGAACGGGACCCTGCTGTATCAAGATGACCCTTACGCAATGGAGGCCCTACGGTTCAAGACTGGCCGTAACGCTGCGTTCCTCATTGACGACGAAGTGGCGCAGCGCGTTCAGAACGGTGAGTTCCGTACTCGTGCTGAGATGGAAGAGTATCGCCACAAGCGGTTGACCGAGGGTGCCAATGAGTTCGCTGAACAGTTCATGATTAACCCTGAGGACGCTGAGTTCCAGAGAGGGTTCAACGCGAACATCACCGAGCGCAACATCTCGCTGTACGGTAAGCACGATACGTTCCTGAGCGAGCAGGCCCAGAAGGGTGCCATACTGGCCTCGAAGGTTGAGCTGTCAGGTGTACTCAAAGACCCAGCCGTTCTGGCGCGCCCAGAGTCCGGTGAGTTCTTCCAGCGCTACATCGACAACGCACTTAAGACTGGGAGTATCCCTAGCGACGCTCAGGCACAGCAGGTCATCATCGGGTCCCTTAACGACGTCATTCAGCGTCCGGGTGCTACCAACTTCTTACAGAGCCTTGAGGGCCGTCAGGTAACCCTTAACGGGAAGACCACGACCTATAAGGAGCTGATGGGAGAGGAGCAGTGGAACGCACTGATGGTCAAGGCCCAGTCGACTCAGTTCGACAATGACGCCAAGTTGTCTGAAGGTTTCCGCCTTGGGATTACCAGCGCGTTGAACCAAGACGACACCAGCAAGGGCTGGGAGATGCTTCAGGGTGCCAAAGCGGAACTTGACCGCCTACAGCCCGGTGAGCAGATGACCCCAGAGCGTGAGCGCTTGATTCAGGCTGAGGAGCAGATGCAGGCCCGTTTCCGTCAGGAGGCCCAAGCGGCAGCCAAGGAGATGGACAAGCGTCAGAAGACCATCAATAAGAATCAGGTAATCGACCAGCAGTTCACCAAGCGTATCAATGGCCAGTATGTGTCCACAAGCTACAAGGACATGCCGACCAACGAGAACACCGGAGAGTTCACGCACAGTGACATGGTGAACTACGCTAACGGTAAGCTGGCTGAGATCGACCAGATGCAGCTCACGGAGCAGCAGAAGGACCGCATGAAGCTGAGCTACCTCCGGGCAGACTCAGAGGGTGGAGCCTTCCGTACCGTTGTGGGCCAGATGGTAACCGACGCTGGGTCTGAATGGTCTGCCGCTGTGATTAACGGTAAGTTACCGGAGGACACCACAGCGTTGAACAAGCTGCGCACCATGCGTAACACCGACCCGGACCTCTTCGCTGCGCTGTACCCGGACAAGGCCGACTTGTTCCTGACGATGGACATGATGGACAAGCAGGGCATTGACCCGCAGATTCTCATCGACGCCGACCGTTCTCGCCGCAGTCTCACCAAAGAGATGCAGTATGAGGATGACAAAGCGTGGGCGTCCCTGAAGAACAACTCAGAGTCCCCAGAGCTGTCCCGCATTCCGGCTAGTCTGGATGGCATGGCCCGTAAGATTTACGACAGCGTCAAATACCGTACAGGCAACAGCGACATGGCGATGCAGCAGACCGACAAGTTCCTCAAGGAATCCACTGTGACCTTCAAAGGTGATGACGTGGATGGTGATACCATTGGTATTATCCCGAAGAACATCCTACAGGTCAGTGACGACCCTAAGAGCTGGGAGCAGGGCCGAGACATCCTCGAAGAAGCCCGTAAGGGAATCATCGCAGCTAACCCTTGGGTGACCAACAAGCAGCTGACGATGTACCAGCAGGGTGACTCTATCTACATGATGGACACCACTGGCACTGTACGCATCCGATACGACAAGGAGCTACTGACTCGTACCTATCAGGAGCAGCAGCAGCGTCTGGCTAAGGAAGCCGAAGAGAAGGCACTGAAGGAAGCAACTAAGCGTGCGCCTATCTCCGCAGCCACTCAGGCCCGTAAGGCCGCTGGTGAGCGTGTCCGTGCGAAACGTAAAGCCACTCCGAAGTTCATCTATGGAGGTGGTGACCAATAACCATTAAGGAGACAACATGAGCTACGACAAGTCCAAACCTAGCGATTACGATGGCATCTTCCAGAAGGCAGCAGACTCTCATGGGGTCTCCTATGACCTCCTGCGTAAGTTATCGTTTAACGAATCATCCTTCAACCCTAAGGCCGTCTCTAAGACTGGCCCTAAGGGCATCATGCAGTTCACCCGCAACACGGCCCGAGCGATGGGCCTTAACGTGACCGATGGTGACGACGATGGGCGTTACAACCCAGAGTTAGCCATTGACGCTGGCGCTAAGTTGCTTGCCAGTCTCGTTAAGAAGTACAACGGTGATGAGCTGAAAGCAGCCCTAGCGTACAACCAAGGGGAAGGCCCAGCGGGTGCTCCCCAGCTCCAAGCGTACGACAAGGGGGACTTCGGGTCTATCTCGGAGGAGGGTCGCAACTACATGCGCAAGCTGCTGGACGTGGCGAAGAGTCCGAACTCGGGCGCACTGGAAGCGTTCGGTGGTATCACCCCAAAGGGTAAAGGGATTCCCGCAGAGGATGCCTTCAAGGGCATCTCCAAAGCTGGCAAGGTAGGAACCGAACTGCCGGAGTCCCATGGGTTCGACGTTGAGGGTGTAGCACAGGAAGCTCCAAACACTCCGTACGCTAAGGACTTCTGGGAGAAGACCGGGACTACTCTCGATGAGTATAACTCTCGGTCAACCTTCTTCGGGTTCGGTGACGCCGCTGAGGCTCAGCTTCAGAACTCAACATTAGGTGTGGCCTTCCGTGCTGCACGTGCTGACGATGGGTACGATGTGTTCAAGGACACGATGACCCCGACTCGCTGGAACTCTTACGTCCCCTCCAAGGAAGACTTACAGAAGCTGCGCGACTCTGGGTTACCTCCGAGTTACTATGGCGTGGTGACTGGTGGTGACGGTGAGAACTGGGATGCACTCATCAAGCTGGCCAAGGATAACTTCGAGGCTGACCAACGGGCCGCTGAGGCTGGTACTGGTGCGAAACTCGCTGCTGGTATCGTTGGTGCTGGTGTAGACCCGCTCAGCTATGTACCTCTGGTCGGTGTGGCCGGGAAGGGACTCAAGGTGGTCAATAAGGCCCTGCGAGTAGGTGCACAGGCTGGAGCACTCAGTGTTGCCTCTGAAGGAATCCGCACGTCAGTAGCTGGCGGCGAAGCTCACTACGCTGATGCAGCACTTGGCGGGTTACTGTTCGGTGCTGGTATGTCGGCCCTCAGTGACGCTGTGGCTGCTGGTATCCGTAAGGCCCGTGGCGTTGAATCCGTGAATGAGTTCGCTGGGCCAGCACTCCGTATGGAAGCCAGAGAGACTGCCATCAACACTGGTGGTCACGACACCTCGACACTACCTCCAGAGAACTTCGCGTTCGAGCAGGACCACAGAGGTGTTCCGTTTGCCGATCACCCGACCGAAGAGGGCGCAGTGGTTCTGGCCAATGGTTCTATCCTTAGTGATACCAACCCGCTTAACCCGAGGACTCAACGTGACTTCGCAGAGATTGACCCAGAGCGTGCAGCTCCCGGTATCAAACTCGGTGGGTTCACTGAGATTGGCCTGAAGACCTTAGGGTCCAAGGATGCTGGTGTTCGTGCAATCGCTCAGGACCTCGTGCGCTCACCCACAGGGATGCAATCAGGGTCTAGTGGTAAGTTCGGTGCGACCGCTTCGGACATCCATGAGCGGCTCCATGCGACTGACCAGCGGATGTATAACCAACTGTATGACGCTGTTGACCGTGCCATGAAGGACCCAGAGTTCTCCGTGGGTGAGCAGAAGATGTCTCGCAGAGCCATCCGTCAGGAAGTCTACAAGCGTGCGGCCTTGGCGATTGAGCGTCCAGAGTTACAAGCTGATTTGACCAAAGGTGAACGTGAGGTGATGGACCTGCTGAAGGAGCACTTCGACACCAAGCGTGAGCTGATGGAACAGCCGGGTATCTTCGGTAACGCCAACGCCGTGAGTATCTTCCCCGGTAGTCGACACAAGGGTACCTACGTTCCTAACGTGTACGACAGGGGTGCTAAGGAGCTGATGATTCAGAAGCTGGGTGGACCTGAAGGACTCCAACAGGCAATCGCTCAGAGCTGGCTTACCAGTTACCGAGTGCGACCTGAGGTCAAGGCACGTGTCGACGAGTACCTTATGGAGCTCAACGGCTACAAGTCGGTTGACCAAGTGACACCTGAGGTGGTCCAGAAGCACGCCATGGATAAGGCGTACGGTATCAGCCACACTGAGGACTTCACGGCATCCAGTGTCATTGACGACAACATCACAGGTCTGGTCGGTATTGAGAACAACTCGTTCCTTGAGGCCCGTAACATGTTCGACAGCGACCTCCCGGTTACCTTACCGGATGGGTCGACCTTCAGTGTCAACGACCTGAGGGACTTCGACATGGCCCGGATTATCCCAGCGTATGACCGTCGAGTTAACGGTGATATCTCCATCATGGGCGGTAGCGGTAAGACCACGCAGCAGCTCAAGGACGAAATCATGGCGTTAGACAAGAGGGCCGAACGCAAGGGACAACTGAAGGGCGAAGTGGAAGCACTGAAGGACACCGTTAAGATTCTCACTGGACGTGCTCGTCGTAACAACGATACAGCCTTTGAGACCGCTATGCGTACCCTGAACGACCTAGCGTTCTTCGCTAAGAACTTCTACATGGGTCCTCAGAACCTCACAGAGATTGCTGGGATGCTGGCCAAGGGTAACGTTAAGGCGATGCTCCACGGTATCCCAACGTTGCGTGACCTCGCCACCAGAACCTCTCCGGTGTCCGGTAGTGAACTCCGTGAACTCCATGGGGCGCTGTTCGGTAAGGAACTCGACCAGTTAATCCGTCCGGGACGTGAGGACATCGTACAGCGAATCCGTGAGGCTTCCGATACCAGTGGAGCCATGGCGTCAGTCATTGGTACCATCAAGTTCGGTACTCAGGAGCTTTCGGCTCGTTCTCCTTGGACCAAGATGCTGAACGGTACGGCTAACTACATTCTGGACACTGCCCGTCAGGGTGTGCTCGGTGATGTGGCTGGTGCGGCCCTAGGCGGTAAGGGTTCCAAGTTTGGCAAAGAGAACTTCCTCAAAGCTGCCTCTATCAGTCCTGAGCAGTGGAAGGGAATCAAGCAACTCTTTGTCGACCACGCGACTCGTGACGCTAACGGCCAGTTCACCATCAAGGACAAGAAGGCTTTCAGTCAGGACCCGAGGGCGATGGACCTGTGGCGTCTTGCCGATAAGGTTGCCGACGAGACCATGCTGCGCCCTCACAAGGTGTCCCAGCAGGATTCCAAGGCATACGGTGCTGGTGTCAAGATGGCTATGCAGTTCAAGAACTTCACCATCAAGTCACTCAACGCCAAGTTCATTCGGTCCTTCTACGAGGGCTACAAGAACAACCGCGCTATCGACATGGCGTTGACCCACGTGTTGTCTCTGGGTATCGCCGGGACTTACTTTGCGATGCAGGCCCATGTGAAGGCTTACGGCCTCCAAGAGTCTCAACGTAAGGACTACCTGAAGAAAGCCCTGAACCCGACCATGCTGGGCTACGCAGCGTTGACCCGAAGTTCCCACACTGGTGCCCCGCTGTCTATCGTTTCGATGATGGCTGGTGCCGCTGGGTTCCAAGACGCCAACATGCTGCGCTCCACCATCTTACCTAAGGAGGAACAATTCCAGAAGAAAGATGGAGCGTCCAAAGGTCGAGCCGAGTCGAGCAACCTTGCGGGTAACTTGGGGTCTCAGGTTCCGGCTCTGGGTTACGTAGGGAACGTCATTGCGACCGCTAAGAACGCCTACGGTGTTGCTACAGCACCTAACAAGCCGACTGAGCGTGACTATATGACTGGCCTGATGAACTCCACCAAGGAGCTTGTCCCGAACGACCCACTGACCCAGCAGCTCATCATGAAAATCTATGAGTCCAATGGGGTCACCATCAAGCAACAGCCGAAGCCTAACTAATTAGGACACACTATAGGGAGACCCAACGGTTTCCCTTCTCATTCAACTAAAGGAGGTCACAATGGACCAAGATACTAAAACAATTATCCAATACCCCACTGGTGGTGACGAATACGATATTCCCTTCGACTACCTGTCGCGTAAGTTCGTCCGTGTGTCTCTCGTGTCGGATACCCAGCGTCTCTTGCTGGATAACATCACAGATTACCGGTACGTCTCCAGAACGCGCGTTAAACTGCTGGTAAGTACCGATGGGTATAGCCGTGTAGAGATTCGACGATTCACGTCCGCATCCGAGATGGTCGTGGACTTCAGTGATGGGTCCGTTCTCAGAGCTACAGACCTCAACGTGTCCGCTCTACAGTCTGCGCACATCGCAGAGGAGGCTCGTGACTTATTCAGCACATCTCTGAGCATTGGCCAACTTAGCTATTTTGACGCTAAAGGTTTACAGATAAAGAACGTAGCACAGGGTGTTGATAATACCGATGCAGTAACCGTTCAGCAGCTCAACAAGATAATCGCTGACGTTGTGACAACCATCCCTGACAGTGTGGCAGATAACATCCGGGGCCTTTGGGCAAGAGTTCTTGGCGACATCGGAATCACGCTTGTCGACGGTAGCTTCGAGTCCGGGGCGACCATCACCACCAGAACCCAAGCTCTGTGGTCCATAAGTGGCCGTAAGTGTTACACATGGGCGGGTACTCTGCCGAAGGTTGTCCCTGAGAACTCTACTCCAGAGTCTACTGGCGGTATTTCCGAAACGGCGTGGGTGGATAGTTCCTCCAAGGCCCTCGGTGTACTTTTGGCCGGACCATCGGGAGCTGAGCGCGTCGGTCTCAAGCAGGGCGGTACCGTTCAGGACGCCATTAATTGGCTGACGTTCGACTCATTCGACATCGTGAAGGATGGCTCACAGGATGTCACAGCTGACATTATGGCAGCATGCGTTGTGGCCAATGACCTCGGGCTGGACATTAAGCAGAACGATGGGACATACCTAGTGTCTGGAAACCCTGTGTGGCCTGTGTACAACTCTCTTGACCTCAATGGGGTGACGCTGAAGTTGGCTGCTGGTTTCACTGGGTACTTTGCGCTGACCCAGAAGGACTCCACAACGGTTTACGGGCCAACCAGTCCTGTCGTTCAGGCCATCAATGCGGCTGGTGGGCGAACCGCTGGCTCTGGCGTTCTGGAAGGTCTGGTGAACTCTACCGAGCTGAATGGAAAGTTCCTGTTCATGGAGGGTGCTGATGTCCTTTACTACTCCCGAGGAACAGCTAAGTACTGGTGGACGAACACCTACCTGTCAAACCGTGGGAAACTGAGTGACAACCTTAAGTATGGCGTATCGGCTATCACGAAGATAACGGCGGTCACCCCTCGCACGAAGATTGTCTACTATCGTCTTCCTAATCTGGACTTTGGTAATGGCCCAGCGAACAACGGTGTGATTCGCGTACTGAACAACACCCGGTTCATTATGCAGGGTGGCTCAATCTCCAACCGTCCACTTAAGGATGTGTCAAAGAGTCCGGTCATAATAAGCCTCAACTACTGCGCAGCCTTCAAGGCGTACGACTTCTTCGACCCGTATCCGGCCTTTGCGGTGGACGCCAATAACTCGCTCGTCTACTCCTACACCCTGAACTTCAACGACATCGCTGACGCTGTGTTTGAGAACTTCAACTCGCAGGGGTACGGTTGGGGCGTTGTCGGCGGGC